CGTAAAAATAACCCTGTCAATTCTGTTATTGCGTCCTCCGTCACATGGTAATATATTCCACCAAATTCAGAGCTTTTATCTGATTTGGATGCAAGCCCCTTGCTTACGAGGTCTTCCCATGATGGGCATGATTCGCTGGTATTGAAATAATTACGATATGTATCATGCTCAAGTTTGCCGCCTAATGCATGAATGATTTCCCTGACCTGCCTTATAGTTATTTGTGTACTTTCTTCAATTTTCATCCTTCAGTCCTTTCATCCTCTTGGCTAAATCCCCCGGCCCCGATGTTCTCCGCATCGTGCCTCGCCTCTTCCACAGTTTCAGGGCCGGGCCGGGGTGGATGGTTTTATTTCCCGCCGCCGTTACGCCCCAGGTTGCCAGCCTGTGGGTTCTGGGCGCAAAGTGGGGGCGGGATTAAGCCGGGTGATAAGCCCGGCAGGTGGGCGGTCAAACTCGGCCAGTGCATGTTACCAAGATATAATTCGTTCGCCATTTTTCGTATATTCCTTTTCAACCCAAGAAGAGCATGTTCTTTTCCTTGGACACGTCCAGCCTTCTTCTTCGGTATCGTAAGCATTCAAAAACCATTTATTGTAATAATGGCAAAATGGCGGCCCGGCTGTATCGGGAACCGGGATTTTAACCCGGCTCCCATTTTCAAGCGCGTAATAATGGCATTCATGGCACACGCGCTCAACTGGTCTTTTTATTGTTGGCATATCTATTCCGGGGGGCCGCTTGGTTCGTCCTGGGGCATATCAGTTTCCGGTGGATTGCGATATTTGCATTCTGCAAATTCATAACAATCATTTTGGCAATAAGCTAAACTTCTGCGTTTGCCATATTTGGAACAGAAGATAACGCCAACTTCTTCTTCCTGCTCCTGGGGCGGCTCGTCAGAAACGAGGCCTTCATCGGGAAACGGTTCTTCTTTGCCATAAACCCGTTCCCACTTGGCGATAAATTCAGTTTTGTTCTCAGGGCTGGCAGTTTCAAAAAAGTGCTTGCTCTCATAATAAAAGGTTGAAAGCCCGGCTTTTCGAAGGCCCCTCCAGTTTTTTGGATTGTCAAAAGGATTTTTGGCGGGGTTGCTTTCCTCCGCATTCTGACGGAGTGTGCCCATTTTGGCTTTGAAATTCGTAGTGGCTACGGAGCTGGCCGTTTCAAAATGCCTTTCATTATTGAGATAAAATGCTTTCAGGCCGCCAAAGTCCAGTTCCTCCCATCCTTGTATATTATCGAAAGGGTTTTCGTTCTGCCGTTCTGGAACTTTAGGCCTGGAGACCTGGCTCTCTTTTTCAAGGGCTGCATTAAGTTCAGTAGAGGTTTTCTGCTCATAAACGCCGTTGCTATTTGGCGTCACATCAACAAAGTCGTGTATTTCCTCGCTTGTTTGAAAGCCAAGGATTGCTTCTGGGCAATAAAGCCTAGCAAAAAAAGTAGCGCTACGATATTGCAACATAAGGTCAGGCATAGTTTGCCATTTGCTCCCTTTTTTATTTATCCAGCCCTCGGCCTCTGCCATCTGCATTGTTACGGTTTGTTCGCATTTTTCTCCGGTGTCCTTGCGTTTGGCGCAGCATATACATTTGCGGTTCATGCCTTCACCTGACAACTTGAATTGCAACGGAGAAAACTGTCTTGATTTATTAACCAGCGCAATCACAAGCTTTGCCTCAATGCCGGGCCTGCCGTGAACTACATACATATTTTGCATAACCATATAGGGGTCAAGTTCAACCCGATCTGCAAAATTAAGGGCAATTAAGCAGTTGCCTAAATTATTCCTGAAATGGTCTGGAACAAGGCTTGAATTGCTCAGAAGATCGGCTACTTGATGGGCATGTTTAAACTTTGCGACATCAAAAAAAAGCGACACACCTCTATTTTTATTAACGGTCGGTAACTTTTCCATAAACTTACTCCTTTATTTTGCCCAAGCGGGCGGGTAAAATTCTATAAAATTTCCTTGCCCACGTTCGGGATCATAGGGGCCAGGCCAGTAATCGTCTTCTACGCACTTAAGGTAATCAGGAACGATCGCGTCAAGCTCACGCCTTGCCTTTATGAGCAAGTCGCCAGAAACGCGCCCAAAGGCGGTAAATGATGGAGCGCTCGAAGTCCATTCGGCAAAGAGCAAGAAAAACGTGAACGGGGCCTCTCCTGGGATTATTTCACCGGCTCCTTGATTATAAAACTCAGCCTGCCAGTGATATTTCCTTTTATAAATAGTGGCGGGAAGGTCTGCAAACTCCCTTATTGCTGATTTTTTAAGATCAACAATAATTCGTTTTTCAGTGTCAATCATATCCGCTCGCATTTTACAGAGGCCAAGCATGGGGTGTTCCCAAAAGATTGATACTTCCTTCAGGCAACTATCAAAAAAGGGCCAATTCGCATGGGCCTTGATGGAGGCTACAGCAATTTCGAGCTTCCTCCTTTCGGCAGCACTGACCGATTTTTCAATATATTTTTTAGGCTCAAGGACCGCATGGTGAAACTCGCGCCCGGTTTTCATAGCCGTTGTTTCTGGCTTGGCCTTTTGGCTGTGGGCGGGGCTTTCGGCAAAGTCGGCAAGCCTGGATTTGCTTACGGCCTTTATTTCGAGATATTCCTTGAATGGCAGGTTTTCATAAATTCCAGGCTTCATTTCCGTTTCTCCATTTCTTTTATTTCGTCCAGCATGGTCTTAATCCCTAAGCGCCAGACACCAAAGTAAACGATTATGAAAAGCGCACCTGCCATGATAGGGCCTCGGTATTCGTTGAAAAGGTCAATCATTCCGTTTTCCCTCCAAGATATTCCTTGAGTTTATTCTCTTGCCACTCGCCCTTATAGTCAGAATAGGCGACGACGGCGGCAAGGGCGGCAGCGAAGGTTGCATCGGTTACATCTGCACATGCGGCATCGGCGACAGCATGTGCCGCATAGGCGGCGGCGGCACTGGCATGTGCGGCGGCATAGGTAGCAGCGGGAAGAGCGGCACCATAGAGGGCAGCTTTAAACTCTTGTAAAGTTACCTTGCCCTTTAAAAATAGCCTCGCTGTCTCAATGGCTTTACGGGGCCTGTTGTCAGTTGGAAATTCTTCTTCCAAAATAGGCAGGACATGTTCGGCACAGTCGCAGGCAAAAAGCAGTGCTGTTTTTATAGCGACTTCCCGCTGTTTTTTGGGCGTTGCCTGGAGCGTCCATACAACAGCCTCAATGGGTAACACCCCGACGAGGTCAATAATTGGTACCGGCGTTGCCATGGCAATTCCTCGTTCTTTTGCGAGAGCAAGTGCCCTATTAAAATAATATTCGCAGGCTCCATTCTTTTTGCAAAGCTGCAATGAGGTTGTCAGTATCATTCCGCCGCCTCCATCGCCTTGATGACGGTATCGGTGAAGTCGGGATGGTCAACGACAGCATCCCTTTCCTTTTCCGTTACCGTCCGCAAAGTCCCTGACGGCATTTCTGTAATATCTTCGTCAATCAGCAGCATGAAATCAAAATAGATTTCAGGTATCTGCCGAACGACAACCGGGCCTTCAAGAACATCGTGCATCTCAATTTCGGGTGAAACTATCCAAACCCAAAACTTCCCGATAGCAACTTCAACTCCGTTAAATCCGTCTAATCCCGGCACTGGCTCTGTCATTATTTTCTCCTTTTAGTTACGCCATTTTCATGGCTGATGTGCTATTGATATTACCGGCGGTAATTGAGAAAGTCAAGCCCTATTTTAAGGAGGGCACTATTGACAGAGTTAATAACTTGGAGTAATGTTAGCCTCATGAAACTAAAAGAATATCTCAAAGTAAAGAAATTAACGCAGGCTCAGGCGGCTAAGAATTTCGGCTGTAGTCAGGGGTTTATATCCATGCTGCTTGCCGGGAAAAAATCAGTCTCACCTCGCCTATCAAAGAAAATTCAGAAGGAGACTGACGGCTGGATTCGGGCCGCAGAACTCCTGGGGCTGGACGATTCCGTCTAACTTCCGTGGTCAATTCCATACCTCCACGGAAACCCGGCGGGGCCGTTTCTACTTGGCCGTGGTGCGCGGTCCTGCCGGGTAAATTTAAGGTCTTTATGGCGAAACAAAAAAGACAGTTGAAATATAAGAAAAATTCTCGGGGGCTTTTTATAACTCCCTCCTATTGTCCGACTTGCGGCATAAAACACGAGAGAACAAGGCATTATAAATATAGCGGGCCTCTTAATAAAAACGGCCTTGCTCCTTTTATATGTGTCGATTGCTTGAACAAAATCTCGCTCTATTCAGAAGAAACACAACACGAAATCTTAGGCGAGGGCAAAGCTTTTTACGAGACTACCAAAGAGTTATTTGAGGCGATAATATTTGATAATTCTTACAGCCTGTATTAGTGGTTTGGGTGTCCGTTACACTACAACCGTTTGGAGATACGACAATGCTCTGTAAACCACAAATCAAAATTCATTTATTCCCTGGATACCTGAAGCGGCAACGCCCAGGCAACGTGTTGTAGCGTTGGGACATATCCAGGGAATTTTTATTTATTGAGGCCTTTGATTGGGTGACTTCATAAAATTATATCGCAAGAGTATAGACTCTCAGGCCTTTCAGAGTGAGAAACTTTGGAAAGTTTGGACGTGGTGTCTGATGAGGGCACAATGGAAAGATGGATGGACCTCTGTTAAAACAGGCAGGGGAACAACCGAGGTGTTTTTAAAGCGCGGACAATTTATATTTGGAAGAAAAGCAGCCGCTAAAAAATTAAAGATGAAACCATCCACGGTTCGCAATTTGATAGAAAAATTAAAAAAAGCTCAAAATCTGGACATCCAAAGTGACACCCATTATTCTATAATAACTATAATAAATTATGATACTTACCAAGGCAACAATAAGCAAGAAGGACAGGCAGGAGGACAACCAAAGGACAACCAAAGGACAACCAAAGGACACATACAAGAAGGTAAAGAAGTTTCTAAGAAGAATACTATTGCTCCAAAAAGCTACCCGGTCACAGATGAAATGAAAAAATATGCGGCCTCTAAAGGCTATACCGGGGATATCCCATATCTGACAGAATCCTTTTTGCTTTTTCATCGGGCAAAAGGAAATAAGTTTAAAAGCTGGTATGCTGCATGGCAACGGTGGCTTACAAATGAAATTAAATTTAACCAGAAAGATATGCCACCAACTCCAGAAGTCTTAACTCCTGAAGGCCTAAAGGATTTATACTCATGAATGATCCAAGCCTTATAAAAATACCTCCTCAAAATCTTGAGATAGAGGAATCAATATTAGCCTCCCTACTTATCAATTCTGTGGTAGCTGGTAAAATATTTGATACTTTGGCGGCAGGCGACTTTTACCCAAGCAGCCATGCCACTATTTTTGGTGCGTTATCGCAGCTCTACAAAGCGGGGAAACCCCTTGATCTTTTGACGGCATCGGACCAGCTCAAAAAAAATGGTAAATTTGATGAGGTAGGCGGGTACCTGGCCTTGGCTCGGCTTTGCTCAGACATCCCGATATCCACAAGCCTTGATGCTCATATGCAAATTATTAAAGGGCATGCCCTCAAACGTGAAATAATAGCGCAATGTCAGAGAGCAACGGAAGCCTGTTACGACCATGCAACGGAGTCAGAGGAACTACTTGATACCTTCCAAAAGCGCATTATAGGCATAGAACACACGTCACAAACCCAGACCTACGAGTGCATTAATACTTTAGCCGTTGCCCAGATGGACACTTATGAGGCGCTAATTGGCAAAGAGTCAAAGGATGGTGTCAAGACAGGTCTTTTTATGCTGGACGGTCTTACGGGGGGGCTTCAGCCTTCAGATTTTATCCTATTGGCAGCACGTCCGAGCATGGGAAAAACAGCCATGGCCTTGAACATTGCCAGAAATGCGGCCAAGAGGAATGGTTCAAGGACCATGATTTTTTCGATGGAGATGAGCAAGGAGCAACTGGTCAATCGTTTTTTTGCCATCGAAAGCGGGGTTAATTCAATGCTCTTGAGAAATGGCCCCTTGAATGATGACAACATTTATAAAATCACAGAGGCATACGAGCAAATAGCAGACTGGCCGATCTTTATTGACGACACCGGCGGATTGAAGATGATGGAAATAGCAAGAAGAGCGCGGGCTGTGAAAAAGAAAGAGGGCCTTGATATGGTTATTATTGATTATCTGCAATTAATCAGGGCCGAACGATTCCGCAAAAAAGTGAACGAGGTGACTGAAATCAGCGCCGGGCTAAAGAACATGGCAAAAGAACTGAACGTGCCAGTCGTGGCATTATCTCAGCTAAACCGAAAAGTGGAGGACCGGCCAGATAAACGGCCCCGCATGGCAGATTTGAGAGATTCAGGCTCTCTTGAGCAAGACGCAGATGTAATTTTATTTCTTTACCGGGATATTGTTTATGATTCAGGTGCAGACCCCAAAAATGCAGAACTGATATTAGCCAAGCAACGCAACGGCGAAATAGCAAAGATCGGCTTATACTGGATGAAGAAAACGCAAACATTTGAAACGCCTGCACACGGGGAGGATTAGCATGGATAGACAGGAATATTTTGAATGTGTCCCATATTTTTGCACATATCCCCATCCAATAAACGAAAGCCTCTTTATAGGATGTTGGGGCATTTCGGGCGGTCGAGTTTCAAAACAGCATGATTTTAGTTACTGCCTGGCATGTGAATTTTGCGTTGCAGCGAAAAGGCTTAAAAAAACAGAGGACCGCAACGGCCTCAGAACCCAGGCTTTAAAATGGCAAACACGAATTAAGAAAAAAAGGAGAAATTATGGCAGCGGTAAATAAGGCAATTTTAATCGGCAACCTTGGGCGTAATCCTGAAACCAGATTTACCAGTGCCGGGCTTGCAATTTGCAATTTCAGCATAGCGACAACGGAAAAGGTCAAAGACGAGGAGCGGACGGAGTGGCACAGGATAAAGGCCTTTGGCAAGCTGGCTGAAGTTTGCGGGAAATATCTCCACAAGGGGAAACAGGTTTATATCGAGGGAAGAATCCAGACAAGCCAGTGGGAGGACAAAGACGGAAATAAAAGATATACTACTGAGATAATTGCATATTCAATGCAAATGCTCGGACCAAAGGAAAGCGTACGTCAAGGGGATAGGCCGAACCAGAGTGGATATGGCGGCAATCAGCAAGGCCAAGGTGGTTTTGCGGCTAGCCAGGAGAAAAAATCTCCTGAACCGGACGTAAACGCAGAGGATGACGTAGAAATACCCTTTTAGTTAGGAGAAAACAGCATGAGATTGAGCTTAAAAATAACAGGAACTCCAATAGCAAAGGCCAGGGTCAGATTTGCCAGAGTAGGAAAGTTTGTGCGGACCTACAAAACAGGGGAACAAGAAACCGCAGAGGGAAAATTCCTGTTTGAAATCAGACAACAGGTGAAAAACCATGAGCCGATTCCCAGTGGCGTAGCCGTTGCAATGGTAGCTTTTTTTTATATGCCCAGGCCAAAGGGTCATTATGGGACAGGTAAAAATAAGGATAAGCTCAAACCAACAGCACCAAAAGACCATACGAAAAAGCCGGACCTTGACAACCTTATCAAATTTGTCAAAGACGTTATGAATGGCGAAATATACCATGATGATAGCCAGGTCACAACGATAAGGGCGGTCAAGGGCTATGCCGATGGTAGCAGTCCAAGGACTTTAATCTTTTTGGAGTGGTAAAAGGAGTCCAAAATGGAAAAATATCTTAAAAAACTTGGAACGTTGGAACTTAGAGTGAGAATCCAGAATCTTAAGACAGAAATTGAATACGCCGAAAAAGAACTCAGGGACCGGCAAAGGAGAGAAAACTTTTCGTTGTGGCAAGAACTTCAAAATAAAAAGAAAGGGAAATGAAATGGAAATCCAAGGCCAATGGTTCAACCAGAAACTTGTTGGGGATATTGAATTCGTGAGCAAGGTTAAAAAAAGTTCGTATTCAACCGGGTATTTTGTATGTCTTTGTCTGAAAGGTAAGGAATATTCTTTTGATTTTGGCACCAAAGAAGAAGCTGAAAAGGCAAGGGCTGATATTATCAGACAGGCAGAGGGGAGGCCGCCAGAGGAAACAGAAGAGGACAAGCTCTGTGTGGAGAAAATGCGGCAGGCTCAACTTAATCAAGGGTATGCCCCAGGGGATATAATTTATAAATAAGGGGGCAGACCTATGTTGACGGTAAATAAAAAGTATGCTGTCGATTTTGACACCTACAATACTATCGTTCTCGAAAAAAGGAAAACTACAGAAAAACATAAAGAGGGCAAAGGAAAAGAGATTTGGAAACAAATCGCCGCTTTCATGCGACTTGTGACTTCCTCTTGACAAATGCATTTATGCAATGGTATGAGAAATAAAGGATTTTTAATTTATAAGGAGGTCCTCTTGTCCACAAAAACGACACCTAAAAAAGATAAAGCCTTTTTAGAGGCTCTTACAAGGTCAGGGAATGTAACTCTATCAGCTCATGCCGCAGGGCTTGAACGCCACCAGGTCTATACAAAAAGAGCAAGAAATAAAAAGTTTGCCGCAGCCTGGGAAGAAGCAGTTGCCGAGGCTTGCGACTCTTTAGAGGAGGCCGCATGGAATCGGGCTGTGCATGGCGTTGAAGAGCCTGTTTTTCATCGTGGCGATGTTTGCGGCGCTGTTCAAAAATATTCTGATACGCTTTTGATTTTTCTTCTCAAGGGGAACAAGCAAGAAAAGTTCATGGAGCGGCAAAAACAAGAGGTTGCCGGTAAAGTCAAATTTGATATTGAAATTGTTGATTTTTCAAAGGCTCTTGACGAATGAGATTTCCGTATAAATTCACACCGAGAAAGTACCAGCTCCCGCCTTTTGCGGCTATGGATAATGGCGTGCGGCGGCTTAATCTTGTGTGGAATCGGCGCAGCGGCAAAGATAAAACGTGTTTTAATATTTTAGTTACGCAAGCTGTAAAAAAAACTGGAGTCTATTATTATTTTTATCCATCCTACAACCAGGGCCGCAGGGCGCTATGGGACAATATAGACAAAGACGGCTTTCCTTTCTTGGATCATGTACCGCCTGAAATTATTACTAAGCGGCGTAATGATGAAATGAAATTGACGCTGACAAACGGCTCAATTATTCAGATTGTCGGGACTGATAATTATGATTCGATCATGGGTACAAATCCAATAGGTTGCGTATTCTCCGAGTATTCGCTTCAGGATCCACAAGTTTGGGATTTTATTAGGCCGATTTTAAAAGAAAATGGTGGATGGGCGATATTTAATTACACTCCCCGTGGTAAGAATCACGGTCACAAAATGTATCAAATGGCAAAAGACAACCCTAGGTGGTTTTGTAGTCTTTTGACCGTTGCTGATACCGGCGTTGTCTCTGAGCAAGACATCCAGGAAGAAAGAGAGGAGGGCATGGAAGAGGCCCTTATCAAGCAGGAATATTACTGTTCTTTTGCGGCGGGTATGGTGGGTTCTTTTTACGCTAAGCAGCTTGAAAAAATAGAGAAAGATGGCCGCATTACTGACGTACCTTATGACCCCGCCATGCTGGTTCACACTGCCTGGGACTTAGGCGTTAATGACTCTATGGTGATTTGGTTTTTTCAACAGTCGGGTTCTGGCGATGTCAGAGTAATCGATTTTCATGAGGATTACAGCCAGGGCCTTGACCATTATGTGCATATGCTCAAAGATAAGGGGTACATATACGGTACTCACATAGCGCCACATGATATTAGAGTCCGGGAGTTATCCACCGGCAAAAGCCGGATTGAGCTTGCCCGTGGGATGGGGTTAAATTTTGAAGTGTGCCCAAATATTCCACTAATGCATGGGATTGATTCGGTTAGAATGGTTCTCCCGCTATGCTGGTTTGACAAAAAGAAATGCAAGGGCGGGCTGAATGCCTTGCTTGCTTATCGCCGGATTTTTGACGAAAAACACAAGGTTTTTTCTTCAAGACCCCTGCACGATTGGGCGAGTCACCCGGCAGATGGGTTCAGATATTTGGCCGTTGGTCGTGATCTTTGCGTTACCAATAGTGGCGGCCTGACCTCAAGCGCGGCAGATAGCTTATACAGACAATACGGACCACCAGGAGCAAGATAAATGCCAGATTTTAACGGTCTTAAAAAAGAGTTTGAAGATGCTTACGATATGGCATACAGCCACTGGGCCGCCTTTCTGGGAGAGGCCAAGGTTGATATGCAATATTTCCTTGGCGACCAGTGGAGCGATACGGACAAGTCGTACCTCAGGCAACAGGGCCGGGAAGCGCTTTCGTTCAATAAGATTCGCAGGGTTGTTAAGCTGGTTGAGGGGTATCAGCGCAAGAACCGGCTGTCTCTCAAGTGTGACCCGATAGAGGGTTCAGACCAGGAAGGCGCAGATCAGTGGAGCGCTATTCTCCTTTGGCAGATGCAAGCCATGAACGCCTATAACACGATGAGCAACGCATTTTCGGGAATGCTCAAGACCGGGATTAATCTTGTCGGACCCCACATAGATTATTCACAGGATATTGTCAACGGCGATATAAAGCTTAGGCGCTGGCCCCACAATCGTTTTATGCTTGATCCTAATTTCCAGGAGCGCGATCTTTCAGACTGTGCTTTTGTGACTATCCGAGAATATCTAACAAAGGATATGGCAAAGGCGGTTTTACCAGGCAAGAATAAATCTATCATTGATGACGTTTCCCCTGGCGGTGATGGCGACAGCAAATACTCTGATGGCCCTATAGTGTCAAATGTCAGCCGTGGCGACCTTTACCGGATGGACTGGTTCTGGAAGCGGGCGAGTAAGACTGTCAATGTCCTTGTGGATATTGCCACTGGCGAGATGAAGGAATGGGGCGGCAGCAAGAAGAGATTGAAAGAATATCTCCCGCTCATGCCCGATAATGTAAAGATCATCAGCCAGGACCGGGCATGTATCGAGCTTGTGCAGATGGTTGAGGGCCAAGTGGTTTATCACGGCACGGACCCAAGCGGGCTTGAATATGAATATCCTTTTGTTCCGATTATCGGGTTCTTTGATCCTGAATATGACCAGGCTGAATATAGACTTCAGGGCATTGTCCGGTGTATGCGCGACCCTCAGACAGAGATAAATAAGCGCCGAAGCCAGACACTTGACTTGATGGACTCGCAAATAAACAGTGGATATATTGCGGAAGAGGACGGCGTGGTCAATCCACAGGCCCTTTACCAGTCCGGGCAAGGTAAGGTTATTTGGAAGCCGAAAGGCCGTCCAGACCCCACAAAGCAACAGCCTGCGAATATTCCGCAGGGATTTTTCCAGTTTGCGGAGATCCTTGACAGGGATATTATGGAGATACCGGGGGCGAATGCTGAGTTACTTGGGAGTGTGGAAGGCAACGATATCCAGGTGGCCGGGATGCTTGCCAAAATGCGACAGGCTCAAGGCCTGGTGGTTCTCCAAGACCTTTTTGATAATTACAGGTTGAGCAAAAAACTTCTAGGGAACATACTTATCAAGATAATCCAGAACAATTATCAGCCCGCAAAGATTGAAAGAATCTTAGGCGAAAAGCCAGTTCAGGAGTTTTACACCGGTGATTTTATGAAATACGATTGCGTACCAACCGAGGGCGTTTTTTCCGACACCCAAAGGCAGGCGGCGTTTTCCGAGGCCTTGCATCTCCGGGGGCTTGGCGTGCCTATCCCTGACAGCTTCCTTGTTGAGCAGTCGAATTTGCAAAACAAGAAGGAGCTTATGGAATCGATACAGAAAACAGCAGATCAGAACAAACAGAATCAGCAACTTGTCCAGCAAATGCAACTCCTTAATGCTCAGTTAATTAAGTCTGATATTGATGAAAAACAGGCGAACACTCAGAAGAATAAAACCCAGGCGATGGAAAATGCTTCCAGCGCACAACTTAATAAGATCAAAGGCGCGGCTGAGATCGCCGGGATAAAAGAGGCCAAGCTTCTTCAGGCGCTTCAGTTCATAACAAATAGGGTGGATAGGGACAGGCAGTTTGAGCTTGATAAAATGAAAATAGAGGGCAGCGCATGACAACAATCTTGATGGACGGATTCGGCAAGGACTCAGCCATGACCACCGGCCTTTTACGCCAGGGCATGAGCGAGGACTTACGGGAGACTTTAACGGGGATAGTTTACAATAATCAGCATAGATCGGACCCTTATTGGATTCTTGCCCACACTAAGCCGATGCCTACAGACCCAACAATAATCAAGACTACCTTGTCACTCACAAGCCAGTGTCCGTACAAGATGCTTGGAACTATCTGTTTTTATGTTAATAACAAAAAAGGCATGATGAAGCGCTTGTGGGTTCTGCCCCTTGACGCTCCAAATATGTCAGAGGGTGAAATAGTGCCCGAAGTGGCAGAGGCCGCCAAGGGTATGCCATTAATCCATTAACTGATGCCGCCGCCGGGCGTGGTTTTGGGGTGATACCCTGACCGCATAGGGCGAAAAGGAACTTGACATGGCCGAACCAGTCAACACGGGCGTAGAGACAAGTCAGGCCGCCGCTGACACATCGGGCGTTAGTCTTCCCGCCGCCGGGGAAGGAACACAGGAGTCACCGCAGTCTCGTACCCCTGACGGGAAGTTCGAGGCTAAAGCGGACGCACCAGCGTCAGACGGGACCAAGATAGACCCATCGGTCCCTCTTTCAGTTGTTCAGGCAATGCGGGAGGATTATCAGGCGAAGGCAAAGGTCAAAACGGAAGAGCTTGAAAAGATCAGGAATAATCCTGCAAATTTCAATTCTTTCCAGCAGGGAAACGGGTATAATCCCTATCCCCATGCGGCTCCGTCTCCGCTTCCTATTCAGACCGCACCTCAAAACAATATCTTTGAAGGTATCGCAGATGATACCTTGCTTGAGGCTGGACAGGTCAAGAAGGCGTTTGATTCTCAGGGGCAGCAGATAGCCTCTATGGGCAACGCCATTAAGAACATTTTGACGCTGGTTTCGACTCCTGGGGCTATGGAGCAGATAACTAACCTAACCCCGATTATTCAGAAACATCCGGCTTTAGCTCAGACGATTTCAAGCAGCCCCAACCCTGTTCAGGCGGCTCTTGCACTGGCTTCACAGTTAGTGGCAACGGGCACACCAGAAACAGGTCAACCAGGGCCAGCAGCAGGCGCGGAACTTCCTAATGTGGCAGATTGGCAGAAACAGCTTGACGTGATTTTAAACAATGCGTCGAAACCAGGTGGGCCAGGAGGCGGCGGGGCACAAAACCCCATTTCTCTTGCCGATCAGTATGCCAATATGTCAGATGAGGATTTCGCCAAAGCGAGGGAAAAGAATCGTCAGTATTAATGAGCGTGGCCGGGCCTTCTGATAACAGGAGGACCAGAAATGGCCGACAATTTAACGACCACAACCCAGGTGGACCCGGCAGTACGCGTGTATTATGACCGCGTTTTGCTTGTGGCTGCAAGGCCTGAGCTTGTCCATGGGCTTTTTGCACAGAAAAGAAATATCCCTAAAAATAGCGGCGACACCATCAAGTTTCGCCGCTTTTCCCTTCTCACCGTGGCTTCGACCCCTATCGTTGAGGGCGTCACCCCTACCGGTGAAAGGCTTTCCAAGACCGACTTGACCGCAAGAGTCAGCCAGTACGGCAATTATGTCCATATTACGGACGTTGTTGACCTGACGGTTGAATGTAACGCTCTTAATGAGGCGGGCGACCTTCTCGGTCAGAACATGGGCCAGACAAAGGACCAGCTGACCCGTGATATCATAGCGGCTTGCGCTTCCAGCACCAACGCTTCCGGGGGCAGCAATAGCGAAACTCCAACGGAGATAACGCAGGGCGATATCAACGGCGTTGTTGTCTCGCTTCTTGGCTATAATGCTAAAATGTTCACTCCCGATATCAAAGGCGGGACCGGGGTTGGCACGGCACCCATCAGGCGGGCATTTTGGGGCATTATCGACACTGACCTCATTGATGACCTTGAAGACGTTTCCGGTTTTATGCCCGTGGCTGAATATCCCAATCCTTCAGTTGCGATGGAGCCGGAATGGGGTTCAACCAAGAATGTTCGGTGGGTTTTGACTTCAGTGGGATATGTTGCAAGCGACATTTATTCCCTGCCCATCATCGGAAAAGAGGCTTATGCCGAAACAGAGATTTCGGGCGGCGCGGCTTCAAATATCATTAAACCTTTTGGTTCTGGCGGGACAGAAGACCCCTTGGATCAGAGAGCAACAAGCGGCTGGAAGATGTGGCATGTGGCCCGTATTCTCAATGACGAGTTTATGCACATCCTCAAAGTCACTCACACGGCATAAGGAGGAGGAACCATGGGAACCAGAACAGGACATTTTGAAGCAGATGGAGCAGATGTAAATTTAAACCTCGGTTTCGTGCCTGCTTATATCAGGATCACCAACGTTAATGCCGCAGACACAGAGGTAATAACGTTGGAATGGTGGGCAGAGATGGGAGATTCGAAGGAAATTTGGTATTACAAGCTGAACAATGATGGTGGGGATGACATCGACAGCCCTGTCAAAAACGGTTCAGGCGGTTATGTTGCGGAGTACGACACCACCGCAGTTGATACCGGCACGGAAGACAGCGACACAGACCCCGTGCGCGTGACCGGCGGGCAGGGCGTGACCATATCCGCAGCGTTCATGGATGACGGCGATGAAGTTTATTATATTGCTTTCGGCCCTAACGACGAACGTGATGTGGACCATGGCGACATTAACGCTTAAACTAACCGGGGAGGCTCCGGCCTCCCCCCTTTAAGATGAGGGAGAGCTACTATGGCCCCACGCAAAAGAAAAAAAGTGGACCTTGGCCCCTCGGTTTTCTGCAAGTTTCTAAACTTAGAGAATCCGGGGAACGAGAAGGAAAAATCACCTGAATTGAGGTTCAATTATGAAGGGCGTAAATTCGGCCCCTTTGTGAGCAATTTTGAATATGAGATGCCTCAGAAAGTGATGGATCATTTGAATGAGCTGTCAATCCCCATTTATGAGATGGTGAATGACCCTAAAACAAACACGCCATATAACGAGATAGTCGGTTTTAGAAATCGTTTTATGGCATATCCTGCTTCGGCCCCGGCAAAAGCTAAAACGGAGGCAAAATGAAAAAACTTTTTATAATGTTCTTGGCAATATTCCTTTGCATGACGGCTCCTGCCCTTGCAGAGCAGTATCCCATTGACCAGTCAACTATTCAGAGTCCGCAGCGGCTTGTGAGGCTTCTCAATAACCTTTATGAGGAAATTGAAGAAATTAACGCCACTCAGGACGAGTCAATTTCAGATTACGCAACCTTCAGAGCAGTTTTTCTTGGAGATTATACCATCTCCGAGACAGCCCTTGCCATTGCCACCCTTGTAACTCAGGTGCAGAATGGCGCTTTCGCCTATTCTATTAATGGCACAAAATATGAAAGTGCGGCTGTTGACGGAACAGACTTGACCCCGACAACGGTAATCCCTCAGTCTTTATATGGGGCTTTTGCTTTTGATATCGGCACGAACGGCACTATCGATTGTATTGCGGCTGATGATAACGCCACTGGTTACACTCCCGTTTCTGCGGCTGTGGCGGGGCTTCCTCTCCCCGGTGCGGATCATGCCAGGATGGGATATGTAACTATAATCAAGACAGATGGAGCTTTCACCCCGGCGACCACGGAACTTAACGCTGCAAATGTCACGGACGCTTACACAAACGATGGCACATGGTTTAGCGGATTTCCCGCAACGATGACAAACACTGGCGGCACGTCCAGGGTGAAAAGGACCAGATAAAAATGGACTGGACCCTTGCAGACATAAAAACCAAGGTGCGCCAACTGGCAGGGCGTCAAAGCACCGGCGCTCTGTCGGATAGCTCTTTGCAGGATCACATCAACCAGTATTACCAGAATGTTTTTCCCGACGAGGTCGGGCTTTTGCCTGAACTTTTGACGGAATTTTCAATCGGAATAACAGTCACGGACACCGGAACTTATGGCCTTCCAGAAAGCATTCTGAACATTGAAGGGCAGGCGACCTTAACCGATTCTGACGATGACGTTTATGGGCTTAGTATTTACACCGACAGAACGGTTTTTTTCAACACATATCCAAGGTCTTACGAGACAGACGATGACAGAGAGCAGCCTACGGGCTTGCTGATATGGGGCCGGGCTATTTATTTAAGACCGCTTCCAGATGATTCCTATACCCTGAAATTTGACGGCAAGAAAAGGCCTGACGCTCTAACAAACGCGAACCTTGGCCCTCTTTCCTCAAAGTGGGGGCCGGTTATCGCTTATGGGGCCGCAATTGAAATTTTACAGGAAGGCGGCGAGGATGAAGAAGCCGACAGGCTGAAAGACCTTTATACTTTCCACGTCAATTCGATTGCCAGGCGCGGGCTTAATCAAGTGCCAATAGGCACAAGGACAACACCGAGGTTTTAACCATGGCCTTGACGGATTGTTTTACAACGACATTAATTGAAGAGGATTCTTTTACCGAGAATACCCCGGCAGAGGATTCTTTCACCGCAGCCAGCCTGACAACAGGCGGTTTTACTGCGGCTGCGGATATTGCTGAAATAAAACTTTGCAATGACCTTTATATCTCCGCAGACACATCGGGAGACTATATAGAAGGCAATGACGATGAGGATTTTATCGATGCATAAAAAAATATTGGTATTCTTCTTGCTGTCTTTTTTGGTCTGTTCTCCGGCAATGGCGAAACGGCTGGATGAGCTTCCTGCAATGGGGACAACTGCGGCGAATGATCTTTTTTTAATAGAGGATTATTCAGCAGTGACCACTACGGATAGCGGAGCAAGAAAAATTGAGCTTGACGATATCCTTGACGCGGCGGCGGGCGTTTTGCCAACAGTAGCCGTATCTGCGACAGATGACACCTTGATAATCCAGGACACCTCAAACAGCGGGGCGTCTTCTCTCATAACGTATGATGATTTTATAATTTATAATGATTCCAAATCAATATTGGCTGATTATACCGTTGCTACCGATATCGGCACTGTCTTAATTTATGGTGCTATGTCTGTAGGCAATGTTGTTGTTACGCTTTATGATGCCACCGGGCTTGATGACAGGACTGTGAATGTAGTGTGCGTCTCGGAAGGCACAAATTATACGTATTCAGTTATCGGTGGAACTAAGACTACATATTTAAGGAAGGGTGACACTGTTACATACACTTCTGGCTCTGATGACTGGCAAAGAACGGGGCTATCTCGCTCACAAACTGCACTTGGCGTAACTAGTAATCTTTCCTTACCTAAAGGCGTTGAAACTGTAAGAGCTAATTCAACTTATGGTGCGTTTACGATAACGCTTTTTGCGCCAAGAGAAGGCGATATTGTCACTATTAAATGCTGGGGTGATGAGGATTATTTCACTGATGTACCACATCCCATCACGGTCAAGGCAGTAGGAACCGGGACTATTGACGCGCAAGCATCCGTTATCCTTTTTGGCAGGCGGGCCGTTACTTTACAGGCGACCTCCACAACCACATGGGATATAATATCGGATGCCGGTGGACCCTTTATCGCTCTATCCACCAAAACGGCAGACTATACGGCCACCACTCTTGATTGCGTGGTCTTAGCCGATGCTTCAGCAACGACCCTTACCGTTATGCTTCCAACGGCTGTGGGCATTACTGGCAAGGAGCTTACGGTTAAATGCATTGATATCACTAACCCTGTGACCGTTGACGGCTCCGGGGCTGAAACCATTGATGGATCGGCCACATATGCCTTTGCGGCCCAATGGGATGCAATCACAATTATATCCGATGGCGTGAGTTGGTTTATTAAATCAATAGGACCATAAAGAGGTTAAATAATGGCTTATACACAGACTTGGAACGCGGCATTCGAGGCGACCCCTGCCGCAGGCGATAATATCTCAGAAGGTGATGACCGGATAAGAGAATTGAAAGTTGATATCCGGGAAAGGATGGCGAAAGACCATTATTTCGTAATCGCCGGGACTGACGCGGACCACGGAGAGCATGACAAAATTACCTTTAATGCGCCACAGTCTGCGGACCCGGCTAATGTGGCGAATAAGGGATTTGTTTACACCAAGGATGTAAGCGCAAAGGTTGAACTCCATTGGGAAGATGAAGACGGCAATGTTGTTCAGATTTCAGATGATGGCGGCCTGTTTGCAGACCACACGGCTATAAATTACACCGCCGCCGATGATTCGATATCCGCCCATTTAACGGGGATTGATACTCAGCTTGCGACAGGTGGCGTTGAGTTTGGCTGTGTTCTTTCCAACGCGGCGGGAGATTCTGACCATGATATTACTATATCTATCGGGGCCAGGCTTGCGGCCAGCTTTGACGCAAGAATCTCATTATCGACCGCTATGACAAAGAGGATTGATGCCGGATGGACAGCCGGAACCGGGGCGGGCGGCTTCCCAACAGGAATAAGCCTTGCCAATATAACATGGTACCATGTATTTCTCATAAAAAATCCTACTACCGGGGCTGTTGATGCTGGATTTGATACGTCATTGACGGCCACAAATCTTCTTGTAGACGCTACCGACTACACAAAATATAAAAGGCTCGGCTCTGTCCTGACGGATGGCAGCCAGAACATTTTGGGCTTTTCTCAGCACGGGGCCTTGTTCCTTTGGGATTCTCCCGTTGCTGAAGCTGATTCATTTTATCCAATAGTCAACACCGCCCAAACCGCAACGACTACCAAGACTCCGACAGGCGTAACAGTCCTTGCAATAATTAACGCGGGGATAGTAGGCTCAACAGGCGGCAACAGAATAAGGTTTTCCAGCCTCAACCAGACAGATATTGCAGCGACAAATTCAAATACGCAGGTCGGGACAGGCGCGGCAGGGATGCTTGCACAGGGTAATGTCAGAATCCAGACCAACACAAGCGGGCAGTTCCGAATTAGATCAATCGGTGGCAATGGCACACTTACATGGTCCATTGAAGGCTACGAGGATTTAGCCGGAAGGTTTGAATAATGCCTTACACTCCTTTTTTAGTTGCGGGGATGAAAACAGGCCTTGAGCTTGACATTGAGCCTTGGCTTTTGCCCCATGACGCATATTCAGAACTCCACAATGCTTTTTTGCGTGATGGTGTGCTGCAAAAACGGCGCGGATACATTGATTTTACAGACACCGGGGCAGGCAACCCCATTGTCGGGCTGATGGATTTTGTCGAATCAGACGGCACAAAAACGCTACTCGTGGCCGATACTAAGCGTCTTTATGAATATTCAGGCGGTTCTATAACGGACCTGGACGGCTCGGATATATGGACCGGGGACGCGGATAATCTAATTTCATGGGTAAATTATGACGGTAAAATATATATGGCGAACGGAAACGACCGCTTGAGATATTTTGACGGCACGACTGCTGGCTACGTTAAAGTTGACCTGAACGGAGACACAAGCAACCAATTAACAGCATGTTGGTTTACTCTCGTTCAGAAAGAGCGCGTGATACTTTTCAGCACAACAGAGGACGGCACGGCATACCCTCAGAGAGCAAGATGGTGCAAGGCTGGAGACACTACAGACTGGGAGGAAGCAGCAGGCCAGGGCGGTTATATTGATTTGCCCACCTCTGAATGGATAAAGGGTGTTGGGTATCTTGGCGACAATATAATTATTTGGTGTAGCAACTCAGCATGGCTTTTCAGATACACCGGGGATTCCACCACACCTTTTGTCTTAGACCGCATTTCAACAGAATACGGAGCAATCGCCGGAAAGACAGTCATGGAAATCCGGGGACGTTCTTTTGCCCTGGGCAAGACAGGCATGGTCCAGTCAGACGGTTCAGGCGTGGTCAGAATCGATCAGAGAATACCGGACGCGGTTTTAGACTGGAACGCCGAAAGTATCAATAAATGTTTTGGGCTGATAGTTGAAGAATCACGGCAAGCCTGGGTTTTATACCCATCCATGGGCGAGACAAGCCCCGACAAGGCTCTTGTGTGGGATTACGAAACCGGAGCATGGGCAACTATAGACATGCCCATGACATGCCTTGGAGCGACAACACAGAGCGCCACGTTGACATGGGCGACAATGACCGGCACATGGGAAGAGGCTAACCGGGCATGGGATGAGGCGACCACACAGGCGGGCTATCCTGTTCTTTTGGGCGGGGCCTCTGATGGTAAAGTTTATGAATTAAACGAGGGCGCGGTGGACGATTCAGCAGAGATAAGCCTTTCTGTCATATCGGGCCGCTGGAATCCATATAAAACTCAGGGCGTAAAGTCCAGGCTTGGATATATCGACTTTCTTATCGAACCAGTTTCAGGCGTTGAAGTCACCGTGAATTTATTTATGGACTTTGAACCAGCATCCTATTCGTCAGAAACCATTGACTTTGACCAGGACGGTGAAAAAGCATGGGTTAGAATTTACGTCAATAATGTGGCGGCGAGTCACAGATTCAGTTTGACCAATGCGGCGGGCGCAGTGAAAATCCATGGTATAATGCCGTGGTTTAAACCTGCCGGGAGGATTGCCAATGGCTAAACTACCGCAAACAAAAAGATTGCCGGAAGTGGGCAAAAACCCAAAAACATTGACAGAGGCCATGACATATATCAAACGGCTCAAGGTTGATCTCGAAAAGATGTATGCAGAAATAGCAAACGCAGTGAACCTCAACAGGGATGGACGCAATGACGTCTAAAAAGGGCACTGGCCTTAAATTTGTACCGATTAATGATATTAACCTCATTCCTCGGAGGCTTGTAGAGCAGATAAAGCCGAAAGAATGGAATGTTGATGTTTTCTATGAGATGGGGCCGTTAATTATGCGGAATCCTTGTTGCATTGCCGGGGTTTTCGTGGACAAGGCCAGCACTGTTCAAGGGTTCTTGCTTGCAAATTATAATCCTTTGGATTCATGGCTTTTCATTACAGCACTGTCGATTTCGCCGGAATATCAAAAGCGCGGCATAACCCATGAAACCAAAGGCATTTTATGGAAAATTATTGAAAAATATAATCTTAGGGGCTTGCGATTTTTAACGGTTATTCCTGAAGCATTTAAAAGCGCCGGGGCTGTAGAGTCCGGGTTTAAAGTCTTGGAGGTGGAAAATGGGCGGGATTAGTGACAGTTTATTCGGGAGCAGTTCAGACGCTAAACAGGTAGGAGAAACCACTACTTATTCAGCTACTCAAAATAACCTGTTGAACGCTTTAGGGCAGCATGTGTGGGCCAGCATTAACGATGAGGGCGTTGACCCTTATTCAGGTCAGAGATACGCCGGGAGTAACCCCATGCTTGATTCTTTCATGGGCAACGCCGGGCAGTTCTCAGGGCAGACCGCAGGCGCTCAAGGGGCCTTGCAGAATATGTTTGGCGAATGGAACCCGGAAACGGAACGGGACGCATGGCAAGAGATGTTCGTTGACCCGGCTATGCAGAATTGGGAACAGAATATCTTGCCCGGTGTGCGTGAAAATTTCATAGGGCAGAACGCCGGGAGGTCCAGCGCGGCTAATAGGGCCATAGCCGAAAGCGGCAGGAATCTTTCAACTGACTTGACAAGCCAGCTTGCGAATATGCTTTTTCAGGGACAGCAGGGGCATTTAAACCGGCAACTAACAGCAGCGCCCACTCTCGCTAACCTTATGACGTCAGGGCTTAACGTAGAGCAAGGGGCCGGTAATTTGCAGAGAGGTATCGAACAGGCAGGACTCACGGGCGCACAAGAAGAATGGACCCAGGGACAGGCATACAATAACCCATGGTTGCAGATGTTCGGCTCTGTTATGGGTGTTCAGCCTATTTCGCCCATTGTGCAGGGACCACAGTCCACCGGGGGCCTGTTCGGTGAGTTGGGCAACATGTTTAAGGGTATGTCATTCGGCGGTGGAGGCGGCGGAGGCGGTGGAGGCGGGTTAACTCCTTCCGATGGCTCTCAGTCCGATATCGGGAGTGGTGGTGGAGCTGGCACAGGTGGTGGAGCTGGCACAGGTGGTGGTGCTGGCATAGAGTACACTCCTGGCACTGCTGGCGGCTACGGATCAGAGTACATCTATTAGGAGGGTTTAATATGCCGGTGATATCGTTTCAGGGACAGAACAGACCTAACCCATATCAGGGTGTGGCCTCGACCGTAAACAACCTGTTCGGCGCTCAGCAAAGAGGGCAGCAGGAAAGTTACACTAAAAATCAGGTTAGCGGCTTCATGGATCAGTTGCAGGGCCAAGACCCTTCAAGCATGACGCAGGCTGACTTTATGAAAATGCTGTTGACTTCAGGCGTGCGTGACCCACAAGCGCTTGCTATGTTGACTCAGGTTGGGGCGCAGCTTCCACAGGCCGGAGCCGGGGAATACACCCTTTCACCTGGGCAAACGAGATTCGGCGCAGGAAATAAGCAAGTGGCAAGCGGCGGGCAAATAGCGCAAAAGCCGCCAAGCCCTTCTGAAATTGTCAGAAATTTAGAATATATCGAGGGTTTGCCAAAAGATGATCCGAAGAGACTTGCCATAGAGGGCAAGATAAAAAAAGACAACTACATCAAGGAGATAATCGCCCCCATTGAAGTGCTGATGCGGAACAGAGAAAATTATGCCCCCGGCACAGAAAACAGAAAGCTAATCGATCAGGCGATAGTAAAAAAGAATAAAATCGCAAAATCAAAAGGTTTCCAAGCCCGTCTTGACAAGGATGGTAACTTAAATTTTGGAGAGGTTCTTTTAACGGAAGGTGGCTCAGGCGGCGCGGCTGGCGACATGACCAGGGGGGCACAAACGACCATTGAGAAGCAGTTGATAGAGGCCTCAGACGCGCGGCAGCGCTATAGCGCTATAAGAAAAGACTTTAAAGACCCTGCCTTTTTAACATGGGCTGGCCAAATTGGTGCCAAGATTAGCGAATTAAAGGAAAAGGCAGGGATGACTTTGCCACCCGCGGAACAACAAAAGTATGCTGAGTTTATGCGGTTTTCTTCTGGCGTCAATGAAAGCCTTAGCATGTATCTTAATGCTCTGTCGGGCGCGGCTATTAGCGAACATGAAGAAAAAAGGTTTAAAAAAGTTATGCCAACGTTGGATGATAGCGCGACTGGATTTCTTGAGAAATTAGAGAGGATGGACGAAGTTACAAGGTTGATATCTGCTAAATTGGTATATGCAAAAATACATGGCTATAATCCGATGGATATTGATTATGCGACCATGCCCACCATAATGCGGCGTAGGGCAAACGAAATAGGCGCTGAAGTCTTAAAGGCAAATCCAGGCATCAGGAAACAAGACGCGACAGAAATTATTGATTCAAGACTCTCTAACGAGTTTGGACTGGTGAAATAATATGGGTGACTTTGATTTTGTGGCAGACAACTTGCTTTCAGGCAAAAAGACAGCCTCTCCTAAAGGCAAATTTGACCATATAGCCGATAACCTGCTTTCGCCCAAAAAAACTACACCCAAGCCAGCGCAAGAGGCTATTGTTGACCCTATGATGTCTGTTCCCTTTGCCACCGGGCCAATGGGCCGAAAAGATATTGAAAATCCTGAATTTTCAAAGGGTGGCGTAACTCCATCTGTTTCAGACTTCAGGAGCGCCGGGTGGTCTGACGACCCTTTCATCAAGCGCAAAGTATTTGCACAAAGGCTTTACCCAGACTTACCCATTGAACAGGCTCTTGGAAAAGTCAAGCTTCAGGGCGACAATATAATTTACCAGGGAGACGATAACAGGTGGCGTAAGGTTGACGATTACACCGGCAAAAAAATGCTTGGCGAAATAACAGGGCCACGGGCACCTGAAACGATTCTTGGTTCGCTTGGCGGCGCTGTCGGTGGTCCTTTTGTGGGAACTCTCATGTCCGGGCTTGGCTCTGTAGCCGGGGAAAGCATCAGAAAGAAAGTTGCAGAAAGCGTATATGGTGAAACCTCAGACCCTTTTGACGATCTTGTTGATTATGGCGCGGCCTTTGGCGTTGGTGCGGCTTCTGAAGGCGTAGCCCGTGGCGCAACAGTCCTGGGAAACAAAATAGCGCAGGCTGTTACGGCTCCTGGCGTTGTCGGAGAGGTAGCGGTAAAAGATATGAGGTTCGGCGCTATGTCCTCACCGCTCGCGGCGGCTGAACTTGTAGCCAAGGGGCAGAAGGTCGGAATCGACTTGACCGAGGCAGAAGCGTTTAAGTCCCCGACTCTACAGTTTATATATAAAATCACTCGTGGCGTTCCTGGGGCGTCCCAAAATAGAACGGCGGCATGGGAAGAAGCAATCAGGCTCCCACAGATTCAAAATTCGCCATATGCGGCGGTTTTAAACGACATGGCCCCTATGGTCAAATCGGTTGAAGAAGGCTCAAAGCGTCTTGTCAAGGCTTCTCAAAAAAGGCTAACCCAGTTAGAAAGTGCAAGGGAAAAAGCAGCAAGCCCGATGTATAGAAAGGCTTTAAGCACAGCAAGGCCTGTGGATACAGCCAACGCATTAAAAAGAATTGCCTATCTTAAAGATAAAGCGGGCCATGGGTCGGCAAGATGGAAAGCCCTTGATCGGATTGAAAATAAATTCTATGCTCCCATGGAAGGCGCGGGGGCAGATGTCATTAATGCCGCAAAAGTTAACATGGCAAAAGATAGAGCCGATCATCTCCATCAGGTAAAAATAGAGCTTGATACTTTTTTTAAACGTAATCCTAAATATAGTTCTGAAAAGTTTATCAATAGTGATGTCGCTCAGATCACAGACGATCTAAAAAAGGCACTAGGAAAAGCCTCTGATGGAGAATATACTAGGGCGGCTACTGTGTTTGAAAAACTAACAGACCCCATAGACCGCTTTAAAAAGACCGCTTTTGGCAAGGCCGCAAATCTTGAAGGCGATAACATGATCAAGGCTCATAGCGCTATTTTCGGGAGCGCCTCGGCATATCCACAACATATATATAGAGCAAGAAAAATGGTTGAAGCGGTTGACCCGGAAGCCTGGGAGGGGATAGTCAAGGTCCATTTGCTAGATGTTTTGAGTAAGCAGGACGCCACCGAACGCGGCGTTGGTGAAATCCTCGGATGGAAAAAGAAAGTTTTTGGCTCTCCGTTCAAAAAACAGAAGATGAAGGCCGCCTTAAATCCCAAACAATACAGGGCGCTTGAAGACTTGACCGAGGTTCTAGACGTTGTAAGGAAAATGATTGACGTGAATAGTGATACTACCTTTAAGCAAATTGGCTATGAGGACCTTAAGCGCAAAGCAGGTGGTAAAATGGCAAAAGTCCTTAGAGCCACTTCTGCAAAATTAGCACCAAAGGAGGGAGCGGTAAGGCTTGAAGACCTGGGAGCGCCAAAATATCTTGACAATCTTGCCCAAGCAATCATATCTCCCAAGGGGAACCAGGCAATAAGACGGCTAAGACAGCTATCGCCGGGAAGAGAGAAATGGACGCGGCAGCTATTACGCGTACTGGCCATAGGTGCGGGCGCGACTGCCGTTGCAGACGTAAGAGATGGTGGTCAATGATTTCCATGCCCCATAAAATGAGAGTGACAGCACCGACAAATCCGAATCCGATACCAAAGCCCATAAGGGCCATGTCAAAGGCGCTTGTGCTTCCGCTTTCACCTCTAATTGCCATGGCAACGGATGAGGCTGAAATATATGTTCCAAAATACCAAGCGGTCTTAAACCTTTTATCAAAAAGAAATTTCATGCCCAATAATAACAAGAACTATTACCCAAAGTCAAGGAGGCCTCCTGTGAAAACCCTGAAATGCTTGATTACCCTTTTTGTTTTATTTCTTTTCTGTTCGCCTGCGTGGGCTGGAAACCCTGAAATTAGAGCCATGATGGACGGGACAACAGCCATCAGTGCGGGGCACACTTACAGCAACACCTCAACTATGCTATTTAAAAATCCCCACAATGACGCACCTTGCGTTATTTTCCAGGGCGATGTCACCGGCTCCGGTGTCGGGGAGGTATATCTTGAGGTTAGCCCTGACGGAACTAATTTTTCAAGAGTCCAGGGGATGGCCTCATTAATTTATAATTGGACTTCCACCAGTGGCCCCAATTCTGATGGATGGGTAAATATCCCCTTTGACGCGCCTGTCTGCAAAGAATACCGAATCCTTATTGCAGAGGTCGCAAACAGTTCGTCAATTACTCCCACCGCATATGTTGTGCGGTCAAAGGATAAGGAAATTGGCGCTTGTGGCTCTATTGGTTGGCAAATCATGGAGCTTCCGACCATCGCCGTGACCATCGCCGCCAGTGGTGACTATAGCGGGACACAGATTTCTGATGCCGGTTGGGATTTGTCGCAGATGGGAAGCGCCGGGTATTTTGCCTTTCAATGCACGGCGACCGGCTCAGGGACTTACACCGGGACTTATCAGGTCAGTAATGATGGCGGGACCACCTGGATTGAACCGGCGACAGTCGTTGACGCTGATGACCTTATCACGGGTGTCACCTCAAGCTTAAATGAATTTGTAAAGATTACTCCTGTGCCTTGCGAATTAATGCGGATATTGCTTGTGGAAACAGCGGCGGCAGAGGTTGTTGTTGAAATCAAGCCTGTAGCAATTATCAGGAAATAAGGAGTTGTCTCATGACCGAAAAATCGAAATCACTTCTTGCAGGCGTGACCTTTTGGGCTATTCTCCTTGGTATGTTCTGGCTCGTTTGGTTTTTTTGTATCCCTGGCCATGCACGGGCGCAGGACTTAGAGATAGTTGATAAGCCTGCGGATTGGGAAGCGCTTGTGATGCGCTACGAGTTTGCTCCTGGGGAGAAAAGAGCCAAGCCGGGGGATATTATAGCAGTCCGGTCAAAGGGCTGGAAATGGGGCAAGAAAGAGCGTGAGTGCTTTGCCATTATTCCGCTTACTGGCCTCACGGCTAAAGAAGCGGATAAGCTCACAAAGCCTCTTTATAAGGACGATAAGCCTCCCACACTCACAAAGCCCTCTGAGATTATCAAGTCCCGCAAATTTGATATGAGCATGGAGAAAATAAAGGCCCTCATTGCTCCGGCTGCGGACCTCACGAAACTTGCAAACCCGGCAATCAAGAACTATCAGCCTTTTTATAAGGCACAGGCAGTTGACACTGACACGGATGCCGAACTTTATGACAAGTATAAAAAAGAATACGTCAAGAAGCCATCGTTAAGCGCGGTGGCCGTGGAGGTGAGCAAATGAAAAAACTCCTTATTATATTTATGGTAATGCTGGCCTTAAGCGGCCCGGCATGGTCGGCAACAAGCCGGGCATTGCCGACTGATTATAATTCAAGCTCTTATTGCGCGGGCGGGGAGTGTGATTACTCATCACTTGCCGCATGGGAAGCGGCTACTGATATTGACCTGGTTACGGCTACAAAAGGCGAGGTCTTGAATGTGGACAGTGCCACCACCTTTGACGATAAGGTCATAATCGCAGGAGCCACTACCAGCGCAAGCTATTTCCGGGTTATTCGTTTTACCGGGGACTTGACCGGAATTATTGGCGCTATTCCTGCGTTTTCACCTTCAGCTTTTGATAATGAGGCGGTTTTTACAGT